CCCTGAGGTCGCACGCAAGTACGGGGTTCTTCCGATTGAGTCTGCGGGTATGCCCGCTTTGGAGGCAAAGGTTGTTGGTCCTGACAGTACCCAACGTATAACGAGCACCTCTCACAAGGCTGTCGTTTGAAACGTGGCGGTCCTCTCCGCCGTAACACACCATTAAAACGCAACAAGCGTCTTAACTGGGCTAGCGAGAAGAGGAAAGCAGAATTACCCCTGCGTAAAGCCGTTCGAGAAGAAGTTCTTGAACGAGATATGTACAAATGTGTTGCAATTGACCTTGTTCCTCAGGTACAATGTTGGGGTCCCCTAGACGTGGATGAAATCAAACCACGGGGACTCGGTGGTGACTGGCTAGACCCTGACAATTGTCAAGTGCTATGCCGTGCTCACCATGACTGGAAACACCTAAACCCACGTGAAGCCAAAGATTTAGGGCTTTACATAGGAAACAAGACATAAACATGGGGGGCAAAAATGCTTCATCAATTAAGCAACACAAAACTATTAGTACTTCTTTCAGGGACTCTGATCGGCGGAGCATTACTTTCTGATTCGATTAGGCAAAATTCACCCGAGGTAACTGCCTCGGTCCCCACGACAACCACTCTCCTCAGCGACCATTTCTACATCGATACCCCATTAGGAAACGCCACTGAGGGGCCTTTTTTACTTGAAAGACTTCCAATCCTTGAAGACCCTTATCCCACTACATGGGAAGGGGTCCCACATTCTCACTCATCATTCGAACAATATGCGGATATCCCCGTGGTACCCGATGATGAGGAAATTTCTATCAGCAGCCACACTGGGTCCGATACCCTGGAACGCCCCGCTGCTGAAGATTCTCTCGGCCACCTTACAAGCGACACTCAACACCCTCCCGCCGAGGAAGAAGACCCCTTGAATACCCACCCGACCTCCGTCGAACCAACGGACCAGCGCAACCAGGGGGAAACCGTGAGTGCCCCTCTCCAGATGAAGTATTATCAGATGGAGAGGGGTTCCCACATCATCGAATTGCAGAGGGAATTAGGTATGGGCTTTGTTGATGGCATATATGGCCCCAAGACCCACCAGAGCCACGTACAGGCCCTTGGAGGGGCTTCTGAGGCTGTCAAGGTATGGATGAACCAAAGACAGTGGGAATGGGCCTTAGAGAACCCTGATATTGAAGAGAATTTGCAAAGAAACTGGGATTACGAAGAACCACCCACGCTTGAAGAGTTAATTCACGCATACTTTCTTGAAGAAGACTGGAAATGGGCTTTAGCGGTAACCGCATGTGAAAGCAGTGCCAAACCGACAGACACATACAATTATGCGGTTTCCAGCGCCCACGCCAAAGGCGCTTTCCAACACCTCCAACGCTATTGGAACATACGACGCCATCTCGCTGGAATGGACGGTTGGGACATTTTTGATTTAGAAGCAAACGTCGCTGTCGCCAGTTGGCTTTTCTACACATCCGGCCCACAACATTGGAATCCTTCTAAACACTGTTGGGCAAAGAAAGTAACTCTATAATTATTTGAAATACACTGTTCACTAGCAACCTACATGACAAAATATATGTATGGTCTGGGGCTCAAATATCTCGACGCCCCGTGTGGAGCGAAACGGCTGGGAAGAGACAGAAACTTTTTTTGGCGTTGAACGACCCCAGTATCAAGAAGGTGCTGCGTGTAAAGGTATCGACAATCCAGAAATATTTTTTCCATCGCCTGGTGACACGGAAGCCTTAAAAGCCGCTAAGGCTCTATGTTCTGATTGTCCTGTTGTACAAGATTGTTTAGAGTATGCCCTAAACAATAATGAACGATATGGGATATGGGGAGGAAAGAGCACACGTGAGCGTTTGCTTATTCTTCGTGCAAAGAGGATGCTAGAAGCAGGGGAAGCCTAATCGTCTATACCCCAAAGAAAGCGTAGGCTGTCCATATGGCTATCATCACTTACCAAGATCTTGCTACCTACATGAATAAAACATTCACAAGTGGTGAGCAATCAGCAGCCAACACAATGATTGGCGCATTAGAACGTGAACTATCTGGGATCTTAAATAGGTCTCTTACTGGAACTTCGATTACAAGTGAGGCACACATCCTCCAACGGAATCAACATCAGATTTTCTTAAAAGAATATCCAGTCATTTCAGTTACGTCTTTGAAAATAGGAGAACTAGGTTCTGAAGTTACTCAGACGTTAAGCGATTTTGATATTTACAGTTGGGGTATTGATGGCATATTCGCTACGACCCAAGGTACAAGCGCTCTTGTTTCTTACACAGCAGGCATGAGCACAAAAGAACAGCAACAACTGGAAGCGTTAATGCTTCGGGTAACAGCAAGAGAGATGTCACAAATCTTGGCTGATGCTCAAGGGTTGGAGCGTTTGCGTGCCGAGGGTGTCGATATGACGTTTGCCAACAGGGGCGCTTCAGGATTTTCAGATGACGACCTGCGTTGGGTACGACGATACAGACGCAGGGGCGTTTACTAATGAGAGGTGCTACAGATTCCCTAACAATAAGAAGCCGTACTTCATCAGTCGATACTGAAGGTCAAGTCTCTTACTCGAACTCTGACACAACTGTGAGAGGTCGGATAATGATAAGAAATGCTGACGCTGTAGATATTGGCGGTATGCGTGCATCTCAACCAGAAGCAGTTGCTTGGGTTCCCACTGGGACATCAGTAAGTGACGCTGATCAAATCGTTGTTTCTGGTATGGATTCTTTCCTTAACGGAACGTGGGAGATAACAGGCGTACAATATAACCGAGCCCACTATCGGCTGTTTCTATTAGGAGCGAGGACATAATGCCTAAAGCACGTGCTTACATAGCCCCTCCTTTTGATAACCCGGTAGCCCTTCAAAAAGCAATTATAGGAAATGCGCTAAGGGTATACAACGGTGGTTCACGTGGTTTAGGGGTAGCCGGTAAAAAGATTGGCACTATTTATTCTCAAACGATTCAAGCGGGTTACAGCAACCCTGGAACAGTGGCTCGTCATCCTGGTGGCAAAAAATATTGGAACTCGGAATTAAAACGCAACACAAGGGCTTCAAAACCTGGTGAGCCTCCAGCGTTACAAACTGGCGAGTTGATGGGCAGCGTTAGATGGTCTTCGACAAGAGTTCCGGTTAAAGGGCCTGGCGGGAAGATGATGAAAGGTTTCGGCAAAACAGTTATCCAAGTTTTTTCGACTATGGAATATTCTGCTCATCTTGAAAAAGGAACTTCGACAGTTGCGATGCGTCCTTTGTGGATGCCAACTCGCAACAACCCTAAAGTTTTGAAAATGATTCAAACTTGGACAAGAAGATGGTTTATCCAAGCAGAAAGAGCAGAGGCAGCCAAACTACGCACAGGTGTGTATGGCACTCAAATGGCTAGACAAGTTTCAAGAGGAGGGGGTTAAACGATGGCTAGTGTCGCTTCCGCAGTTAGAACAAAACTGACTGCTGCGTCTATAACAAATGTTGGAACAAAAGTTTATAGAGATTTTGCTCCTGACGAAATCACAATGCCTTTTGTAACTTTCATGAGTGACGTTTCAAGAGTCCCAGTTTTAGAAGCAGATGGTGTTGTAAAAGCACGTCAGCAAACAATGGCTGTTGATCTTTGGCAACAACTTTCTGGTGAAAGTGTCGGTCTAATAGAAGAGTTGATTTCTGCTATAGACGGTGCAGAGTTAACCGGCGTAGATAAAACCGTGTTTCAATGTAAGGTTACTGATGTGAACAGAATGGTGGAATTAGACACTGACGTGTGCCATCACTCTGTCACCCTAGATGTGGTGCATTCAAACTAATGGCTTTTACAACTATCACCGTAACAGGTACCTACTTACAAGCAGATAACTCAACTCCTGCTACTGGCAATGTCACGTTTATTGCTGCGACCACGATGACAGACTCGTCTAATAATCAGATCGTTGCACCAACTCTAGTTACAGGCACCTTGAATGGTTCTGGAACTTTCAGTGTTTCACTTACTGCTACTGACGATTCAACGACACAACCAACTGGTGTTACTTATGAAGTAACTGAGAACATTGATGGCGCTGGACAGAATAAATACAACATTGCTGTACCACAAAACTCCCCGTCATCGACTCTTGATCTTGCAGACATCACGCCTGCTGTTACTCCAATCACCGAACATAATTATGCAACGCAAGCATATGTGGCGACTTCAATAGCCAGTCAGACGGCCTATACGCACACTCAGGAATCGCCCGCAACAAGTTGGTCTATTACACACAATTTAGGGTTCCAACCTAGTGTTTTTGTTGTAGATACATCAGATAATGTTTGCTACGGAGACGTGACGTACACCAGTGTTAACGCACTAACGATCACCTTCGCACAATCGTTCGGCGGAAAGGCGTATCTTTCATAGTAGGAAGATCGTAAAAATTTAGACCCTTGGGGGCTGCCGAATGCCAAAATATTTGGTCAATCTTGACCTAAATCAGAACCAATTAGTCAAGGCTCGTATAGAAAACCTGGCTAGTGCCCCTGGCAGTCCTGTCACTGGGCAGATGTATTACAACACATCGAACAACACGCTTAACTTCTATAACGGAACTTCGTGGATAAATCTCGCTGAAGGCGATATCGAATCTGTCGTTGCAGGTACGGGACTCTCGGGAGGTGGGGTCCAGGGAGACGTAACAATAAACATTGCGGATACTTCGGTTACCGCAAACTCTTACGGTAGCGCTACTGCAATCCCGACTTACACTGTTGACGCTCAAGGTCGTTTAACCGCCGCTGCTGATGTCAACATAGCAATCCCCAACACACAAATTACTGACTTCCAAGAAGCCGTAGAGGATGTTGCTGGTGCCCTTATCTCGGGAACAGCAAACGAAGTATCGGTTACCTATACAGACGGGTCGGGCACCCTTGTTGTCGGTCTTCCTGACGATGTAACAATCGGACAACACCTAACTGTTACAGGTAACCTAACTGTCAACGGCACAACCACTGAAGTCAACTCAACGACACTGACTGTTGATGACAAAAACATTGAGTTGGGTTCAACTGCTTCTCCATCAGACACAACTGCTGATGGTGGCGGTATCACTCTTAAAGGCACAAGCGATAAAACAATCCTTTGGGAAAATGACACCGACTCATGGGACTTCAATCAAAACCTAAATATCGAATCTGGTTACGCCTATCGAATCAATGACACTTCTGTTTTGAATGCGACCACTCTTGGTTCTTCAGTTGTTAACTCTTCACTTACCACTCTTGGCACTATCAGTTCTGGTGTCTGGGCAGCGACAGATGTTGCAGTAGCCCACGGTGGTACTGGCGCATCAAGCGCTGCCGACGCCAGGGCAAACCTTGGCATCGTAGAAAAAGTCACCGCAACAATCGGTGATGGTTCTGCTACATCGTTCGCTATAACACATAACAGATCAACCACCGACGTAACAGTCGAGGTTTACGACGCATCATCAAATGACACAGTTTTCGCCAACGTGAATCGTAACTCCACCAGCCAGGTGACAGTTTCATTCGCTTCGGCACCGGCAACCAACGCTTACAAAGTAGTAGTTATCGGTTAGTAACCAGATCCCTTAACCGCCCTGCGGGGTGGAGCGGGGCCTATAAAAGAAGGAATAGTTGAGGCTATGCCCAAGTTTGTAGAGCGAATAACCGCTCAAACATTTGCATCCGCTGCATCGACAGCGTTAGATATCTTCGTTTCTGGCGATTCCAATGCCAGAGTCGCAGTTGATGCTGGTGGCAAATTAACTTGGGGCTCCGGCAGTGGTGCCGGTGATGTCACTTTGTATCGGTCAGCAGCAAATGCTTTGAAGACTGACGATACGTTTGAAGGTGCCGCTGGCCTTATCACCCTTACTACTTCAGGTAAACCCACTGGCGCTTTAGCCGATGGTGCTATCGCAGTAGACACAACGAACAAGGCTCTGTACTTCAGAGCGGACAGCGCCTGGAATGCAAGCAATTCTTTATCTCTCACTGATGCGGATGGTGGGGATTCAGCGGCTTGGATCAGGTATCAAATAGCAGCAGACGGCGGCGCTAACGGCGCATCGCTATAGGAGAATAAAATGCCAGCATTAATTCAGTTCAGAAGGGACACGGCATCCAACTGGACATCTAACAATCCGACATTGGCGGACGGTGAATTTGCCATTGAATCGGACACTACGAAGTATAAGATCGGGGACGGAAGCACTGCTTGGACGTCGCTTGCTTATGGTGGTCTAGGGTCAATTGACACTGCCATCATTGATGCTAAAGGTGACCTCATTGTAGGTTCCGCTGATAACACTGTCGCCCGAGTTGCCGTTGGCTCGAATGGACAGGTTCTTGTTGCTGATAGTGCCCAAACCGCTGGCGTGAAATGGGTATCACAAGAGAGCATTGTTAACTGGCATGAAGCCGTCAAGTTGGGTACCGCTGCTGCACTTCCTAACTCGCCGACTTATGACAATGGGACATCTGGTGTCGGGGCGACACTCACCGCTGGTTCCAATATCCGCCTTGTCGTAGATGGTGCCAATGCTACGACTGGAGACCGTGTTCTTGTCCAAGACCAGTCCACTGCCGCTCACAACGGTATTTATGATGTAACCAATCAGGGTGCCGCTTCCGGCTCACCTGCCGCATGGGTGCTGACTCGTGCTATTGACTTTGATGGAAGCCCAACTGGGCAGATCAAATCAGGCGAATCAGTTTATGTGCTTTCTGGCTCTACTAATAGTGGCCAGGGGTTTGTGGTTACATCCACAAGTGACCCACACACTGTGGGTACCCACGACATAACCATGACCCAGTTCACTGGAACTCAAGCGTTTACCGCTGGCACAACTTTAACAATCACTGGTAACACTATCGACCACGATGCGTCTGGCGCATCGGCGGGATCGTATGGCAGTGCCACCGAAGTGCCTGGTTACACTGTCGATGCTCAAGGTCATTTAACTGCGGCATCGAACACAACAATCGCCATTCCTTCAACAGCGGTCACAGATTTCACTGAGGCTGTTCAAGATGTTTCTGGTGCACAACTAGGAACGAATGGTTCACACACCGGTATTTCTGCTACTTACGATGATGCAGGAGACGGAGCGGTTGATCTCTCTTTAACTTCTTCTGGGGTTACTGCTGCCTCTTATGGCAGTGTTACTGCGGTAGGCACTTTCACAGTTGATGCTTATGGCCGCTTAACTGCCGCCGCTGATGCGACAATCGCTATCCCTTCGACAGCAGTAACTGATTTCACTGAAGCAACACAAGATGTTTCAGGTGCACAGTTAGCAACAAACGGTAGCCACACGGGTATCACCGCTACATATGACGACGCCGGTGACGGAGCAATTGACTTGGCTTTGGTTACAGAGAATGTCCAAGACATCTCTGGCGCACAGTTGGCGACAAACGGTTCTCATAGCGGCATCACGGCCACATATGACGATGCAGGCGATGGGGCAATCGACTTAAAAGTCACCGAAGTTTACGACGGTGATGGGGATTCCAAAATTCACTGGGATGCAGATGACGTTCTGTCATTCACTTTTGCTGGCAGTGAGAAAGGATCGTTTGGGGTTGATTCCGTTACCTTCACACAAGCAAATGCTGCTTTTGGGGAAACTCTTACTTTATGGGAAACGGGCGGCGGTGCTGGCCCTAGCCCCAAGATTGATCTGAAGAACGACAGCAACTCTGCTGCGAATGATGACCAACTAGGTCAAATAAACTTTTATGGTAACGATTCAGGCGGCTCTAGTGCAAGTAATGAAAATGTTTATGCCTCTATAACGGGCGTTATACAGGATGCAAGCGCTAGTGGAGAGGACGGAATAATCCGTTCTGCCGTTTCTATCGCTGGCACGATGACAACGATTGCTGATGTTATGGAATCGGGTGTGAACCTTGCCACTGGCAAAGGGATACTCGTCAATGGCACAAGCATCCTGACTTCAACTTCTCTTGCCGCAACTGTCGTCCTCGCTGACGGTGTAGCGGCTACCACTCAATCGGCCGATGATAACTCAACAAAGGTCGCTACTACCGCTTACGTGGATACTGGTCTAAATGCCCTCAGTAGCAATTCGATAACTGACGCTGATGGCGATACCAAGATCCAAGTTGAGGAATCTTCTGACGAAGACATCATCCGCTTTGACACCGCTGGCACTGAAAGAATGACAATCGGTGCTACTGGCACCGTAACCATTACTGGGGACCTTACAGTTAACGGAACGACGACTGAGATCAGTTCAACAACCATCACAGTTGATGACAAGAACATTGAACTCGGCGCTGTTGCTTCTCCTGATGACACCACTGCTGATGGCGGTGGAATCACCCTGAAGGGCGCAAGCGATAAAACATGGAACTGGGTTAACTCAACTGACGCTTGGACATCTTCGGAACACATCGCTCTCGCCACTGGCAAGAGTGTTTACATTGATGGTGTCATCCAGTTGTCGAAGAATTCACTCGCAGCGACTGTTGTTCTGGCTGATGGGGTTACAGCCACTACCCAAGCGGCGGATGACAACACAACCAAGGTTGCGACCACGGCTTACGTCCAGACAGAGTTGGCTGCCCTTAGCAGCGACTCAATCTCGGATGCTGACAGTGACACCAAGATTCAGGTTGAGGAATCCTCAGATGAGGACAAGATCCGATTTGATATTGGCGGAACTGAAACAGCAGTAATTGATAGCGCTGGAGTTGATGTCACAGGTAACGTGGTTTACAACACCGCTCTAAGCGCCCAAACAGCCTCTTATACGTTTGTTCTCGCTGACCGAGGCAAGTTGGTAACCGTAAGTAATGGTTCAGCAGTTAACTGCACAGTGCCACCTAATAGCAGTGTCGCTTATGCTGTTGGAACTTCAATAATGGTTGCACAAACTGGTGCCGGTCAAGTGACTATGGTTGCTGGTAGTGGAGTCACACTTCGTTCTAGTCCAGGCTTAAAACTGAGAGCCCAATATTCGTCTTGCACTTGCACTAAGATAGCAACAGATGAATGGTTGCTAACAGGCGACTTAGACGACTGATAAGGAGGAGGTGAGGTAGAGAAATGGCAGCAGAACCAAAGGATCAGGGGCCTAGGAAAGACGCCGTTCCTGATCTTGTTGCGCCCGGTGACGGGCAAAACCCTAAATCTACTGCTGAGTCTCAGATCACCTCCGCTGGTTTTGATGTAGGCACCGCTACCGCTACACCTGCGCCTTCTGGGCAGACAGGTTATGTAGACAAAGTAAAGAGTCAGGTTCAAGCGGCTGGTGAGATCATGCCGCTGTCAACAAATATTGATTACACCTATTACAGCCCACATTTCCCGCCGTTTTTCCCACCTTTCTTCCCTCCATTCTTTCCACCATTTTTCCCACCGTTCTTTCCGCCGTTTTTCCCACCTCACTTCCCACCACATTTCCCACCACACTTCCCACCACACTTCCCACCTCACTTTCCACCGTTCTTTCCGCCGTTTTTCCCACCTCACTTCCCACCGTTCTTCCCTCCTGGGTTCCCTCATTACAATAAACCGCAAAACTAGGGCCTGAACGGGTGTACACTATGGGGGATGGAAGAGTCATTAATTAAGCCTGGGCATTTTGGGGATTCCGTAGACAACATAATGATCTTCAAAGATTTTGTGGAGCCTATAGATCTTGAACTAATGAATTCGTTCTTGCCTCATCTTAAAGAATGGGACAATCCACGAGAGACTGAATACGACGAGAACGGCGTCTGTATTTATGATGCTTCCTATTGGTGGGATCGTGTATGTGAGGGGCAAACGATTAGACGAGTCAACCCTTTCATATACGAAATGATTGAAAAATACGTCGAGAAAATGAGAGTGGCGATAGAAGATCACCACAAAGGTATTCGTGTCGGCGGAAGAGACCCAGTTCTTGTTAGATGGCTCCCAGGGTTAGAGCAGCGACCTCATGCAGATAAACAATTAAACGACGGTTCTCCTAATGCTTTCCCTACTTATGATTTGAATTCGGTCATTTATTGGAACGATGCTTTTGAAGGCGGCCAGTTTTATTATCCCCAGCATGAGATTGAATTAGAGATAGAACCTGGTATGGCCGTATGCCATCCGGGCGATGTTAATTATTTACACGGGGTAAAACCAATTGAATCTGGGGTTAGATGGACAACCCCTTCGTTCTATACAATTTTGAACTTAGAGGAGGAACAATAGTGGACATAGATTTTGATATAGCAGGGTATGTAGGCCATCCTGGCGCTTGCATTCTTTTATATAAGAACGTATGGGATAAAGACCAACAGTTCCCCCAACGCTTAGAGGCATGTTTGGAAAACAGTGATCACGACTATTACAAATGGAGCACTGCGACTGTAGGCGACATTGAAGAGATGAAGGATTACAGGGATTGCAAAGACTTTAAGATTGGTGGAACTTTCGGGGAGAAGTTGCCGTACTTCAACAACCTTGACGAAGGTCCTTTTGCTGACTTGAAAGAAGTCTATTTAGAAGTAATGGGAGGCATCCATAAATGTGTCGAGCATTACAGTAAGACATTCAATATCGGAGAGTTGGAATATTTCGAAGCCCCCAATTTTGTCAGGTATGAAGAAGGTCAATACTTTATGCCTCACCCTGACCATGGGTTCTCCTACACGTGCACTACTTCTGTTGTCGCTTTTCTCAACACTTGTGGGGAAGATTATGAAGGTGGGGAATTAGTTTGGAATTACCAAGACATCAAATTCACGCCCGAAAAAAATGACGTTGTTGTCTTCCCTTCAAATTACCCATACGTCCATGAATCTAAACCCATTGAGAGTGGGCTGAAGTACTCATGCGTTGTTATGTATGACTACAACGACCGAAACCACAAGACAGATCCTGGCGCTCCACCTTCTCCCTCGAACGACGGGCAGATTGAACAAGGCAGTGGAGAAAGCCAATTACCTAAACTCTGATGGAAGTTCGGCTAACACGAGCGCATGGGAACCCTCCGGTTCTTCAACAGTGCCGTCCACGACGAGAATGGATGGACGACACCACAAACAAACATGCTTATAAGTGCCTGCCTTTAACCGCTGCCAATGTTCACGGGTGGGAGTTACAACTCCAGCAAGATGTAGTTGTCCAACTAGACGAAGGCAATGGGCAAATACCACGAGTGCTGCGAGGGGCAACGTGTCTTTTCGAAGGAGAAGCCCATTCCTATGAGCGGTTTATCGTGCAACAAAGCATTATCAATACTGTTTCCTTCACAACAGGATGGTCAATAAATCCACCCGATGGGCACAGCGTTCTGTTCACCGGTGCTCCCAATTATTTCATTGAAGGGGCAGCGCCCATGACAGCCCTTGTCCCTGGGTGGTGGCCCGATGAAGTAAACATGAATTGGGTTATTACCAAGAAAAACACTCCTATAACTTTCCCTAAAGGTATGCCTTTCGCTTTTTTCCAAATCGTTGAAGACAGCCTTCTAAGCCAAGTCAAGTTCAACGTCTCTAATTCCTGGGATGACCTGGACCATGTGGAAACACGAATCAGTTACAACAATGCTAAATCTGAAAAGAAGTTGAAAGACCAGTGGAGTTGGATGAACGGTATCCGCACTGGGTTAAACGAAAAAGATGAACCTATCGGGCCAAGGTTCGAGGGGCACCCGAGTTTGGATGAGCCATGAGAGTCAAAGAGTTCCACGTCTTAAAAGATGTTAACGATCTGCTTTTGTTTGCCACTAAGCAAAGGAAACTTTTCCATGAAGCAAAAGTTGTGGTTTACAAAAACAGCGGTTACAACCAAGACGAGTTGATGGTTCTTAGGGACGCTTATGGGTTTGGGACAGACAAAGATCTGTCAATTAATTATGAGGTCCATTACTGGGACATTTACAACGGGATAGAGGATGGTCCACACGAATTTATAAACCCGTGGCACTTGGAATCCAACTACCTAGAACACCCACCTGTTTCAGGGATATGGGAAATGACCTCTTACGGTTTAGGAGGAGGTGAAGGGGGTTTTATCGATATGGGTAGATTGTATGAAAAATTACCCGATGATCTTAAAGAGTACGCAGAAAACACGTACACGGTTTCTTTGCCCAACTGGTTCCCCATCGATAGAGAACATTTTAGAAAAGTGGTTGGGACATCCAACCGTCCATTTCTTTACCCAGTGAATGACCCTGCCCCTGGCGGATTCCCAGGGCAACAATATGTCAATGTTTTCCCTCATCCCTTAGTGCAAGAACACCCTGTTACAGGACAGAAGGTGATTAGAACAATCACCGAATTACCTGTTGGCGATTTCGGGCAACAGCGTGAAATCTATTTAGATGATTCGGACATGAAGGGCGAATTCACTGGTTGGCTTAATCAGGAACTATCAAACCCCGAGAATCAGATGTGGCTTGAATGGGGGCGTGGGGATGTGGTGCTAATTGATCTTTTCTCCGTCTGTCATTCTGTTAAATGGCTCGAAGAAAAAGAAGATGAACCACAACGAGTGCTTCAAAACCAACTCTGGTTCGAACCTGGAGCCAAAACTTTTGATGATGACCCTCTAGGTTTAGAATGGGTGTGGGAGATCGACTATTCAGATAAGAAATATATGACATGAGTACTTTTGTCACTGAGGAAACTTCCTCATTAGAAGAAATCTATGAAGACTCTGTGCACTATGCCAATCTTTTAGTCGAACATAAAGGGATTGTTTTTAAGGGTCTGTCACCGCATTTCATGGAACAAATCCGCATTATGGAACTTCTTTACCAAGGTGATGACAGTAACCCCAAAGAAGGAACAATTTTCGATGAAGACCACAGAATCCTTTATAAGGGCAATGAACTAAACGGGGCACCATTTGTTGATGGGATGACCCCTGAAAAGTCTAAACATAATTGGCATAGCGATTTCCCTTTTTCACCTGAACCCCCGTCTTTGACAAGTATGCACATGAAAAAATTTGATGTCCCAAAAGGCGCTGGGCGGACTTGGCTTTTAGATCTTGAAATGTTCTACCACTTGCTTCCTGATGACCTAAAAGAATGGTTAGAAGGCGATATTTATTTTGACCACAGAACAGGGAATTACTCTGATCCAGCAGGGAGAGACAACACTGGAAATCACGACGTCAACAGCCCAACAGATAATCATTTTGGTGAAGAAGCAGGGTCGTATCATCGGGCATTAAGAACACACCCTATTAGCAAAAGAACAAGCGTCTTTTTTTCAGGGATTTCCGTGACATTAGCAAATTTCGAAAATCCCAACATCCCTTATATCTCGCAAGGCACTCCCGATGATGACCAGTTCAAAAAGTTATGGGACTTTATGGTCCTTGACGTGATGAAAGCCTTTGACCCTGATCACCCTTGCTTATATGTCAGAGAATGGGAAGAAGGAGATCTTTTCATTTGGGACAACAGGAACCTTATGCACACATTCGAAGGTGGATGGGCCTTAGGGAATCGTATTTTCGATAAAGTTGAGTATGGACATGAAAAGCCCTACTACGGCTCACCCAATTAGGTGGCTGTTGACACAGGAGTTTGTGGATGGGATCGAGATGGGGCTTATGACTGTGCCTGCATGGGACCGGTCCATGCCTAGAACTTTGGAGTATTGGAGGATGCGTGGCCACCATTGTTGAATTAAAAAATGTAAAAAAAGAAGACATCCTTAGAGACCCTGCACAGTTCAGTGAACAATTTTTTTCTAACGGTGTTCTTGGGTTCCGAGGTTTGAATCTTGGGCGGTGGGATTTTGTGGAAGTCATTTGGGCTTTAGGGTTTAATGACGCACCCCCACATTTCTATGACAACCCTGGTAAAGCGACTCCAGAAGAACCTTACGATCATTCGATCCAACCAAACTGTTTATGGATGGATGAAGACTTCAAGCCACGTTTTGAAAGCATGTGGAATGGAGTTGGCACTGGGGGCGCAGTTCCCGAAGCAGGCGATTTTTATTACCCAGGCATCGACGAACCCACCAGACAAACATTCATGTTCTGGTATATGGATGACCTTTACAAAGAACATTTATTGCGTGTTAAGTCGATCAATATGCACACCTACACCGCTCCGCCTACTACAGGGGGACTTGGTTTCGTGGATATGGCTCAGGCATACCTAGATTTACCCGATAAATGGAAAGAAGGACTGCAAGAGGCACGCAAACTTGAAAAGCAAGTTGTGTGGTTACCAGAAGGGCAACTTCAACACCCTCATCTTGTTTTTCAAGATCATTGGTTTCTTGGCCACAAAATTCTTATGACGCAAGGTTTTAATAGTGACTGCGAACCTCCTTTCCATTGGGACATGGAAACAGTCGGGTCTTTCACAGAAGAACAAATTCAGGAAGTAAACGTCTGGACATTCAATTATCAATGCGACCCACGCAATCAACAATGGTGGGATTGGGAGCAAGGAGACTTGCTTGTTTATGATGCCCAACAACTAGCAGTTGCGTGGTCTGCGGGGTTTGGTTTGGGGGAACTGATGTTCGATTCGCTGCACTATAACGGCGGCTACGAAGAAGACTTACGGGGGCACGCACCATCAACAGGGCACGACCCTCGTGAAGATTTCGCTCTTGATCCTCCCTATGAAGTGAAACCTTATGTCGTCCCAGAGGGCCATGAATACCACGGGTAAACACTTAGGGGGAGGTGTTGTTTTATATGAAGATGCCTTTGATGTTGATTGGGTAACCCTTTGCGAGTTTGCTGAAGAACAAGCGCAAGCCGAGTGGGAGTCAATGTACACCCCTGGCAAAGACCCATTAACTGGAGAAGAAGGGTACATAAATAGGAATGGTTACTTCTT